GATTGTGGACCCTTCTGCGGCCAGCTTTATCGAGGTTCTGAGACGAAAAGGATGGCGGGTACAAAAGGCCAACAACGATGTGCTCAGTGGGATCCGGCTTACCTCGGATTTGCTGAAGCAGGGGAAAATCGTGATCTGTGAGGGCTGTGAGGACTGTCTGCGGGAAATGGAAGAGTATGTGTGGGACTTGAGCAGCGGTAGTAAGGACAAGGTTCGGAAGGAACATGACCATGCCATGGATGACATGCGCTACTTTGTGTCCACAGTGCTGGGGGAAAAGCAAACTGGATTCGTGGCCTGTACGGTGGAACGGAAAAATTGAATGGAAGGAGCGATTATTTGAAAAGGAAGAAGGATAAGAGCGGTGTGGCTGCGGTCTGCCAGCTACGCAACGGTGACATGCACCCCTTCGGTGCTATGCGGGGGTTTGTGCCTTTGGGTGGCGGTGAGGAACGGGTTTACCGGGAAATGCGGGAGGCCATCCCGGTGCTGGATGCGGCAGTGGTGAAGATGGTGCGGCTCTGCGGCGGGTTTGAAGTCAAATGCCGGACTCCGGAGGCCCAGCAGAAGCTGAATGCGTTTCTGCAGATGATGCCCTGCGGCAGGGGACAGATGGGTATTGAAAGCTTTCTGAGTGGATACTTAGATAGCCTGCTGACCTATGGAAGGGCAGTGGGGGAACTGGTGGTGGCTGGAGGCAAACTCCGGGCGGTCTGCTGGGGAGATGTGACCAGCCTGGAAGTTCAGGAAAGTGACAACGCTCTGGAAACGGTGTTGTGGGGTATGGATGAGCATGGGCTCATGCGGCCCCTGCCTTACCAGCATCTGCTGTTGTTTACCACCTGGCATCCGGAGCCGGCCCATCCCTACGGCGTCAGCCTGTTCCGGGGGATGCCCTTTCTGGCGGAGATTCTGCTGAAGATTTACAACACCATCGGCAGCAACTGGGAGCGGGCGGGAAATGTGCGCTACAGTGTCATCTGCAAAGGCGGCGAAGAACTGGATCCTGCCACCGCTCAGGAACGGGGCAAGGCAGTGGCCGCAGAATGGGCCAGAGCCATGGAGGACAGCAAGAACGGAACCGTCCGGGACTTTGTGGCAGTGGGGGATGTGGAAATCAAGGTCATCGGCGGGGAAGCTCCCATTCTGGATTCTGAGGTTCCTGTCCGGCAGATTCTGGAGCAGCTGGTGGCGAAAACCGGCCTGCCTCCTTTCCTGCTGGGCCTCAGCTGGAGTACCACGGAGCGGATGAGTACCCAGCAGGCAGATCTGCTGACCAGCGAGCTGTGGGCCCTGCGCCGGGCGGTGGAGCCTGCCATGCGGAAGATCTGTGCAACCTTCCTGGCGTTGGAAGGACTGGATAACCGGGTGGAAATTCTCTGGGATGACATTTCTCTGCAGGACATTACCCAGGAAGCGCAGGCAGAGCTGTACCGTGCCCAGGCGGAAAAGTATCGCAGTGAAGCAACAAGTGCGTAAGGAGGAATGAAAATGCAAATCAAAAAGGCAGCAGAAGCGATGAACAGCGGCGCGCCTACGGCGGTACAGCTGGAGGCCATCAATGCCCAGGCCAAGGCGCAATTGACTGCGGAGCAGGTGTACGTATTCTCTCTGCGACTGTGCGATGATCAGGTGGACCGGGATTATGAGCGGTTTGACACTGCTGCCCTGGGAACTCTGGCAAAGCTGTTTATCGGAAAAACCGGTGTGTTGGATCACAAATGGAGTGCGGACAAGCAGATTGCCCGGATTTTTGAGACACAGGTGGTGAAGGAAGAGGGAATCCACTACATCAAGGCCTGGGCGTACATCCGCCGGGGCGGCAGCAATGACGAGATCATTGCGGACATTGAGGCGGGTATCAAAAAGGAAGTGTCTGTGGGCTGCGCCATGGGTATGGCGGTTTGCTCCGTCTGCGGCAGTGAGTACGGTACCTGCGGTCATATGAAGGGAGAAACTTACGATGGTCAAGTCTGCTGCGCCATTCTGCAGGAGCCTATGGATGCCTATGAGTTCTCTTTCGTAGCAGTGCCCGCCCAGAGGGATGCCGGAGTGTTGAAGGCACTGGGTGGCAGAAAAACCTGTCTGGGGGAACTGGCGGAGGAATTCGGTGTCCAGGGGGAATACCGGACGCTATACAAGCAGGCTCAGCTAGGTCAGCGGTATGAAAAGGAACTGCAGGACAGTGTGGTTCGTCTGGGGCTTTCTCTGGAACTGGGGGTTTCCGAGTCTGTACTGCGTAATCTTGCAAAGACTGCAGCTGCGGAGGATCTGCTCGCTTTGAAAGCGGCGCTGGAACAGCGGCTCAATGAAATGCTGCCGCTTCACACCCAGCTTCTGGGCAGTACCGGCAGAGGTGAAATTGTGGAAAGCGGATTTTTGATTTGAAAATCCGATACCAAATAATGAATTTTTAGGAGGAAAATGAAAATGGGTTATGACAATCTGAAACTGGAAAAGGGTATGTATCGTCAGGAAGGCATGAGCTTTACCCAGGTGCTGGAGTCTCTGGACCCCAGTGAGAATTACCGGGGCACTGCACTGGAAGGCACCGATGCTTTTCAGCGGCAGCTGAAGCGCTTCGGCATCCGGGCCAAGGGCGCCGGTTCTTCTCCTGTGGAGAAGTTCTTCCGGACCATGGATAGCGCTGTGCTGTTCCCTGAGTACATCGCAAGAACTGTGCGCCAGGGCATGGAGGAAAATGACATCCTGCCCAACATTACCGCAACCACCACCGTCATCGACGCCATGGACTACCGCTCCATCTACTCTGTGCCCACCGATGAGGACAAGGCGCTGCAGGATGTGGAGGAAGGCGCAGCCATTCCCGAAACCGAAGTCAAAACCAAGGAGCACCTGGTTTCCCTGACCAAACGGGGCAGAATGCTGGTTGCCTCCTACGAAGCCCTGCGGTTCCAGAAGCTGGATCTGTTCGGTGTCATGCTGCGCCAGATCGGTGCCCACATCCAGAAGCAGCAGCTCATTGATGCGGTAAACGTTCTGATGCAGGGCGACGGCAACGACAATGCCGCTGCGGTATTCACCATCGGCACTTCCCCTATCTCCGGCACCAAGGGCACTCTGGGCTATGACCAGCTGGTGGAATTCTGGGGCCAGTTTGATCCCTACACCATGAACACCCTGCTGTGTTCCACAGGTACTATGACCAAGATGCTGAAGATTCCTGAACTGCAGAATCCTCTCACCGGGCTGAATTTCCAGGGTACCGGCAAGCTGACCACGCCTCTGGGCGCTCAGCTGCACCGTACTTCTGCGGTTGCTGATGGTGTCATCATTGGTCTGGACAACCGCTACGCTCTGGAGCAGGTCCGTGCCGGTGATGTGCTGGTGGAGTACGACAAGCTCATCGACCGTCAGCTGGAGAGAGCTGCCATCACCTCCATTGCGGGCTTCGGCAAGATCTGTGACGGCGCTGCCTGCGTTCTGAATGTATGACGCTAAGCGAACAGGTATATGCCCAGGCCCTGCTGCTGGCAGGGGAGCTGGATGAGCGGCAGAGTCAGCTGCTGCAGGTACTATGCACAGCTGCCACATCCTCACTGGAGTCCCGTCTCCGGGACGGCATCACGCCGGAAGACTGCAAGGCGGACTTTATTGCGGCTGCAAGTCTGTATGCCCTGGCATCTCTGAATGGTGTGGAAGAAACGGTTCAGGTGGAGGAATTCAAGGCAGGTGACCTGACCGTCCGGCAAAGTAAATCCGGACGGGATGCGGCATCCAACTGTCTGCATCGGCAGGCGGATATGATGATTCTGCCTTACCTGAAAGACCGCTTCACTTTTCTGGGGGTGTGACATGCGGCAGACAGTGGAGAAGGTCTTCTCTCAGCACGGCACGGATCTGACCATTGTCAGCGGTTTGGAAAGTAAGACCGTCCGGGGATTTTTCCGGGCGGTCAATTCCAAAAGCTGGCAGAGTATGGAAAGTGAAGCCACATTGCTGGGTGAGATTACACGGGGCCAGTATGTCTATATGGGCCCTGTCAGTGCA